ATTTACAAAATTTCCTCTAATAAAATAGACACCATTAATGACTGAGAAAGAAGATCCTACTGAAGATGCATTCGTAGCAGCAGTAATTGCAAAAGTTTCTCCAGGAGCAAATGAACTATTACCAAGGAGACCACTTAAAATTTGAACTTCTGAACTCAATGATTCGCCACTGGCAAATACAGAAGTTGTATTATCTTGATTACTTGAAGCAATATAAGTTACATATAATGTTGTATTTCCTCTCTCCGAATCGGATGATAATAAAACACTATCAACAACAGCAGTTACTCCAGTTCTCTTACCAGTAATTTTTGATCCTATTAATTGATCAGTATAAGCATCTACTGGAACTCCCTGATAAGTATTATTGAGTTCAATAGCATGATAATTTCGATTATAAGCAGTATTACCTGGTATTACTTTCGCACCTTCCTTAAAGAAATGTTGTCCAAATCTTTCTATTTGATTTTGTAAAATAGATTGAAGAGATGTTAATTCTCTAGCCTGGACGGGGTATCCAGGCTTAAATAACACTCTATGAAAATTGTCAGTGGGATCAAAATCATCATAATAAGGTGATACGTTTAGATTTGTTATTTGAGACATAATTCTTTAGAACTGCAATATAACCTTGACATCTTCTTTTTGATTGGCAGACCGCGTGACGGATGGTCTATTATCCACATAAATTACGTTACCAGAATCTTTTGTGACTTCGGGATCTGCAATTCCATTTACAAATGATTGACCAAGGTAGTATGTCCTATTATTTATTACGGTTGAGACACCAGTAAAAGTATTATCGATTGACAATCCTTCGACAACTGATCCACCAATAATAGTTAATGCTCCGCCACTACCAGGAGATGAAGAGAACTCATTTTGAACAAATCCATATTCAGGATTCGTTATCGCAACTCCAACAGTATTAAATCCTGACATTGTTCTGTCTTGCCAGACTTTTAATACTCCCGTTGCTTGATCATAATTAACAACTCTCGCAACAGCAGTTGTTCCTGTAGAAACTACTTGAGTGACGAAAGAATCTGCCGCAAAAGTTGCTGAACTATAACCAATTCCAGTTAATCTAAGAGCTTGAACCGCACTGGCTTTATCAAGTGATAAAACTGCTGAAGATCCATATGCTTTAGGATTTTCAATAATACCAACTCTTGAAACTTGATTTCCTGTAATAAAATCCGGATTTTGAATATCATTTTCAAATCTAGAGTACATAAGGACATTTCTTGAACCCAATTCTCTGTAGACATCAAATCCATGCCCACCTTGCGGAGGAATAATAACATCAAATGATGGTCGGGTAATTCCTGTTGGAACTCCACCTTTAACTAAATCAATATTTCCCCACGTATATCCAGAACCTTGATTTGATATAACCACAGAGTCAACTTGTGAATCATTATTAATAGAAACAGTACATTCTGCTCCTGTTCCATCTCCATTGATTGGAACTTTTGTATAAACTACACCAGCAGTTCCAAGACCAACTCCTCTATTCGTAATAGTGGCAATTTTAAGAGATCCACCAACAGCATTATTACGAACTGAACTATATGTATCCGAAGTTGCCCAATCACTAGGAACTGGTAAATAATTAGTTGAATCAAATTTTACAATATCTGAAGGATTAATTGTATAAAGATATTTCCAAACATATCCATCACCACTAGTACCTGCCGTTCTTGGTTCTAAATCAATAAATTTTGGTTCATCAAGAGAAGGACTTCCATTTGGAGTTTCCGGTGTAGTGCCATTTTGCAAACAAGCATAAACTCTATAATCACTATTCATTACATAAAATGACGATCCATACAAATTAGTCGAACCCGATATTGGAGCAGTATTAGAAACACTGTAATCGTGGCGATACATATCATATTTGTTACCAGATCTCCAAGCAATTTTGGGAATTACTAGTTTAACATCGCCAGAATTAATCTTCTTCAGTGCAATAATTGTTTCCCAATATTCATTTTCATCATCAAAACTGTCAATAGGAGCAGGAGGACTATTATCCCAATCACTCTGAATGTCTGACGGATTTGGTAAACCAATAAAAGAATAATACGAATTATCTGTCGTGGTTATTCCAGCAAGAAAATTCCTTGCGTTCAAAATTCTAATTTGGTCGGTTATAATTGCGGCCATTTTTTATAATTTTTTAGTTATTTATGGTACGAGAACTAAGTGGGTTGTACCTATTCCCACAACAGTAAAGAGGAGATTGTTTCCAGATATTGACATTTGGACTGCTGTTGTACCAGAACCAGTAATGAATCCACCTTGTGCAGTTACAATACCACTAGTAACTACACCGTGAGAATAAGCAGTAAGAGAAGTTCCTACTTGTACATCACCAATCACAGTACCGTCAAAGTATTTACCAATAAAACTAGTAGCAGTTACAACACCAGCAACTCTAATACCTCCAGAATCTGTAGTAACAGCAGAACCTACAAGAGTTGATGTTGTGGCAGTAATAGTTGGAGAAGTAAGACCTACAACAGTAGCAATACCACTTATACTAATACCAGAAGCACCAATAGTAACTGCTGATCCAACTACAGCAGAATCCATAGTTACGGATCCAGCTAAAGTAGAAACACCTGCTACATTAATTCCTGTAGGCGCAATAGTTACTGCAGTGCCTACTTCTACAGATGTTGTAATAGTACTAATTCCTGACCTGAAATTAGCAATAGTACCCATTCCAGTAACATTAATATATTCAAATTCATTAGGCATTCCTGCTGTTGCAGCTTCAATGGTTGCTGTTGTGGTAGCATCTATAGCAGTAACACCACGAAGATCTACAACAGTAGCAATACCACTTATACTAATATCTGTAACACCTATTCCACCTCTAACATCCAATAAATGAGCAGGAATAGTACTACCAATTCCGACTTGAGATTCTCCGACAGTTATAGCACAAGTACTTCCCGTACCAATTCTTAAAGTAGAACCATCACCTATAGCAGAGTAAATTTCATCAAAATTGTCATTAACTTTTCCACCACCTAATCTCAAGCCATCGCCTGTTCCATCATTAGCGGAAGAACCTGTATTTATTCCTAACTTTGCCATTAGTTAATTGACCTTTTACTAGTTATTTAGATTTTAAGCAATATAGTCTTTATACTTCAGTGGTATATTCCTCATCACATAAGAAGAGGTTGGAATGCCCGATACTCCATTTTGATTATAGAATGGGAACTCTTGTGTTGATGTCCTTGCATCACAATCAATTCTACCCCAACTATAGACTCCATAATAATTGCGGAATACAAAATTATCAAAATTCGTAGTTGTAGAATCAAAAGTAATTATTGTTTGATCAAAAGTAGTTAAACTAGTTGAATAATCATATCCACCATAATCTGAAACTCCAACAGTAATCTCTCTAACAAAGACATCACCTATACCATAAACAAATTTCTTAACTGTTTCTGATTTAAGTGCCCTGTATACATTATCAAGAGCAGTTGTTCCAACACCAACAATATCCGATGAAGTATATCCAGATGTAGTTAAGAATCCAAGAGAATCAGAAGGTCTGCCAATATTAGATTCTCTAACGACAAAGTAATCATTTGCACTTATTTCACTCACAGTAACCGCAGTTCCAGTAACTACAGTATCTCTCAAAATAGAATTATCTGGAATTAATAACTCAAATATAAGTGCTGTAGATGCAACTCCTACAATAGCAGTTGATCCTATACCAACGACCAATCCAAAATCACCGCTATAATTCACTCCAGAATTAATTCTTTCTCTCAAAACAGGAGGTGGAGTCATCAAAACTTCGGGTACAGATGTATATCCAGTACCAGGACCAGTCATTGTAAGACCTGTAACTATACCAGCAGTGCTAATATATGCTCTAGCAGTTGCTCTAGCAGTACTTCCCATTCCAACAGGATTTCCAAGGATAACGACTGGATTGGTGGAATAACCTACTCCACCATCAGAAAGTGTAAGTGATGTAATCGATCCACCAGTAGATACTGTTGCAGTCGCAGAAGCAGCAACTCTACTATCTTGTGATACAATTACAATGTCATTTTGGAATGTAATTGAAATATCATTCTCATTACGAGTATCAAATAGCGGTCTTACACTTTCAACGTAAATTATAGTAGAACCAACACCAACAGATTGAATAACATTAGTATTTGGATAAACAGAAGCTTCATATAGAGGACGATCTTTAGAAACTCTCTTACCATCAAGAATAAGATCTTCAGTCTGTTTACACCAATTTACAGGTCGCTTAAGATTGAGATCATTAACATTTCCAGGACCAAAATATGGATTTGTTGATACAACATCAGTTGAATCAATAGACATCGCAATTCTTGGATCTTCCTGCAAATAACTCTTTTGTCCCGCAATTGGATCGTTAGTGATTTGTAAAGAATCGCCTCCTTTTATAGTTTCAAGAACATCAACATCAACAACATCAATAGACCCACTTCCTTTATAGAATAGAATACTTACCTTATCACCAGATTTGGGAGGTTCTCCAAAGATAATTGTACTTCCTCCAGGGAAAGTGTAACCTTCACCAGGAACCTGTAAGATATTATTATAGAATACAAGTAAAACATCTTGAATATTGATATTCGATCCTTTAGATGCTTTAATGGAAGTAACTACACTGTTAATTTCTAACTGGAAATCTGTTTTGGTTCCATTAAATTGATCACTAATATCATCAAGTGGTTGAAGTTGTCCTATACACCACCCAGCAAATTTATCTGTGTATATATTTTGAAGAGTTAAAGTAAATCGTTCAAATGATCCCAGTGATGTCGCATCTGTTGGAATTCCTGTAATACCACCCGTAGGAACTGTGAGACTCTCACTAAGTTTATATCCATATCCCGTATTTTTAAGTTCAAAATCAGAAACAGTAGAATCTGCGCTAACAACAATATCAACTTTAGCTTCTGTTCCTACTCCTGCGATTGTCGTAGCAACTCCATCTATTTGATAAACCAACGGTATATTTGAATAAGGAAGTGGACCATCAACCAAAACATCATATGTTTTTGTTGTAGAGAACCCAGTATTCGTATTTGTTATAGAACAAGACGTTGAAACATAACCATCTTTAATAGTACTAAATCCAATATGAGTTATTGCATTATTAGTAGTAAGATCAGTCACAACACCAATATTTACGACTCCAACTTGTGGAGCAATAACTTTAATCATAACAGGAGTACCAGCAGCAATTTCATATACGCTTGCACTAGAAACTCCAATAGTTACTGATGTATCGCCTATAGAAGTGATATTTGTTGGTTTGATATATGTACCAACTCCAATTGTACATGTACTACCATAACCAAGAAGTTGAAGAAGACCAAACACACTATTTTTATTATCAATAGTAATTTTATTAGTTGATGCAGCAGAAACAATAGTAGTATCAGTCAGAATTTCATAATTATAATTTGCTCTATATCCAGATCCAGTACTACCAATTGTAATTGCGGTTACTGTGCCACCAGTTCCAACTGTTATAGTTGCTCCCGCACCAATTAATGGTTGATAACCAGTTCCTTCAGAAGAACCTGTTGAAACAATAACACCACCAATTGGAAGATTTGATTTATTAACATCACCAGCAAGAGTCGCTTGTCCAAAAGAATCACTAAAGACTGCTGATGAAATACCAGCTTCCTGCTGCATTGTATAATCATTTGTGAGTCCAGGAATTTGGAAGATATCATTAATTAATATTACTCCATTTTCATCCTCCAATCCAGTTATATTAGAAGAATCCTGCGTCAAAGTAAATGTGGTTTCAGTTCCATTGAAATTATGTGAAATATCATCAAGTAAATAGTTTTTACTATAAGTTTCAGATGTACCACCAGGTGTTCCAGATCTTATAAAGGATCTTCCTTGGAAAACAGAACTAGTAGTAATTCCAGTCCAATCTCTAGAATCTGGTGCATTTGTGGTTGAAGAGAGTGGAATCTCGCCATATGGTGCTTCAACAAAGTTGAGAAGGTTATTAACAATATTATAATTTCCAGTTACCTTTTGAACTTGTGCTCCTGTACCATAACCAACTGCTACTGTACCTAACCAAGGCCTCTTAACACGAACTGCATTTGTTAAAGTTCCAAATCCAACGACCTGAACTTTCATAATTTCATCACCAATCTTTAATAGATCATTACCCGAAATTGATGTAATTCCTGCTAGATGAATAATATCTCCACTAGCATCGACATTGGTTGTTAAAGTAGTAGTTACTGATGATCCAACAACTGGTGATTGGAAATAGTTATCTAACGCAACTAAAACCTTTTCATTCTGATTAGTTGCGGTAAATGTATGCGTAGTACCGATTCCAACTCTACCAATATCCAATACTTCAGGAACAGTTTTTAATGCATTTTCGGCAGTTGATGCAAGTCTAATTTTATTAGTATCAATCTTAACAGCAAAAACGGAACTTGGTAACTTATCAGTAGATCCAATACTAGGTACTGTTGCTGTTACAATTCCAATATTTTCTGTTGTACCTGCTCCTGGTGTCGAATATACTAATTCCTCACCAGTAACAAAGAAGTGATTAGGAATAGTAATAGCATTTGGTACTTCTGGTGAAGGAACAGAATATTCGGGCAAAAAACGTCCTCTTTGCGTCATATAATTCCTATTAATTTCAGTTACATCCAATCCTCTATCTTTATAGACTCTTGCTATACCAATTGTACCATCCCAACCAGTACCAATAGATCCAGAATAAGTTCCAAGACGTACATTTGATAATGTTGTTGCAACTGCAGTGGAATACGAAGTGACATTATCTACACTTACAGTATCAACATAAAGATTACAAGCACCACCAATTCTATTAACCACATAATGATGCCAAGTGCCTAATGTTACTGTATTAGCAGCGGAAGTCATTTGACCACCACTTATCTCACCATTTATCTCCCACATTACTTTATAATCAGAATCGACATAAAGAATAAATTTATTATCAGGACTATACAATGTACTCCAACTACTAAGCAATGCGGATGGAGCACTAGCATCAGGTTGTGTTGTTAATTTAGCCCAGAATTCAAAAGTAAAGTCTCCACTAAAATCAAAATCAGAACCATCATCAATTATAGTACCATATTCACCATCTTGGAATCTAAAACCTAATGGTCTACCATCATCACCAATTTCAGGATCAATACAAGAACCACTACATGTTACAACAGCATTATTAGATTCAGCACTTGAATCAAACCAAGCTGTAGTAATTCCAGGATATCCACTATCTTGTAATGTTCTTCCATCTAAATGAAGGATCAAATCATCTAAAATTACATTTTCCTCATCAGAACCAATAATATTTCCATCAGATCCATCAAAATATCTTTCAAAAATTTGATATGTTTCATGCGTTAAGTTAAATGCTCTCATAATATCGGAATCTGTTCCAGAATAACCACCATATTGCGTATCAATCCATGCATTAGTGAAATCAATCTTAATTGGATTTTCAGCAGCGCCAGCATCATCTTCATATCGCATATAATTATAAAATGTTCTTACTTCTGCATCTATACTAGCATTTGGTGTAAACTTCAATGCTGTTACACCAGTAGTAGCGTTATAAGTAGCACCAAAGGTTCCAACGCCAGATGCATTACCAACACTAAGATTTCCCCATTCAGTCATATGAACATCATCACCAGTATCACATAGCATTAATTCAGAAATCTGAGTTACATTATTAGTCGTATCAGTAACTTGAGCAATAATATAAGCACCATCATAACGATCAGGATATTCTCCTACTGAATTTTCTGTTGGCGAACTAGAAGACGCGATAGAAACATATTCACTACCAATTAATGCATGATTAAAGGCAAATGATCCAATTCCTGCTGTATTGCCCATACTGACTGTTACAGCATTAATAGAAGCGGCAGTGGCTACATTAGGAACAAAATCAATTACAACATTACTACCAGAGATATATGGATGGAATGTTCCAAGTCCAGATGCAGCATCAGATAGTTCATTTAAGTTTGTTAATCTACCATATTCCAGTAAATCTACGGTTGAACCATCATGTACCAAAGATAATTCATTAAATTCGTAATCACCATCAGAAGTTTTGAATTCAAAAAGAACTTTTGCTGAAGTGTAGGTATTAGCAATACTAACAAAACGAGTAGTTGAACCAGCTCCAACTCCTGTAGCAACTGCAGTACTTGCTGTTGATATCCTAACTCCACCAAATTGAGAAGATCCTGTTCCTACTACGAGATCATTTAAATTATATGATAAAGTAAAGACATTATAATCATTTACTGAATATTTGCTTGGATGGAAATAAATTACACCATCTGATCCATCGAGTCCATAATCAAAAGAACCCAAATTGGATACAGTTTCAACTCTTCCATACTGCTGCATATAACCAAATCCACTATCATCATGTAAAAGCGTCATAAGCATCATTTGACGCTCATAAGTATATCTTTTATCTTGAACATAAGTAATATACTTATGAGCGTTTGCATCAAGATTTGTAAAACGGGCAACCGTACTATATCTTGTTGCTCTTGGATTGCTATTAAAAGTCGAACTAAAGTCATCAATAGAAAGGACTCTATTACCAACAGATTCTGAATAATCGGTTAATATCTGACTTTGGAATACAATTTGATCAGAAAGTGTATTATTTTTATCGTTTTCTGTAACCAAATCAAAATTATAAACACAATTTACATCAGCAATATCATAGTAATCAACAACCATATCCATATGAGATTGAGTTGTTCCAATACCGACTTTAGCGCTGTTAATAGGTTCTGATTCAATTTGTAAATTCGAGAACTTTTTAAATCCTGCTGTGTGATTTAATGTACTTACTACATCATCCCATTTTTCAAGATCAACAGACGATTTAAGTGAATATGAGAACTTCTGATAATAATCTCCATCTTGAATTACTTGACTATTGAGATTTAAAAATCCTGTATTATCTTCCCATCCCGATTCAACTTTTGATTTTGCATCAAGGTTATATCTTGCTGTAAAATTCTTAGTTGAAGATACTATTCCTCTAGTTTTTGAAGATGTTCCTTCAATTACATTTCCAACGACAAAATCCTTATTTGTTTGAACTTTAAGATAACCAGTTATATTATCCCATTTTTCAACCGATCCAGTGATATTACTATCGTTTAAATCAATAACTCCTTCATCTTTTAAGAAATTTGTTGTTGTAAGTTTAGTCTCAAAAACTGGGAAATCTTTCTTTGCTATAATTCTACCTGAAGATCTTTCAGGATTAAATATTCCTGGAAGTTCTCCAGAACCCAAATATCCACTCATACTAAAGGTTACAAATCCAATACCACCAAGATTAGCATCAAGACCTGTTACTTCAAATAACTTATAATCATAAAGTTCTGTATTATAACCCTTTCCAGTATCAATAACCAGAACATCACCATTAGCAGCTGTAGAAGCAATACCAACGCTAACATTCTCAATCATGATTTCATCACCAATAGAGAATGGGAATGAATTTGCTGTACTAAATCCAGTAGCTAATGTAACAGTTACATCTTTAGTTGTAGCATTAAATCCAAGAGTACTAATTCCTACACCATTAGAATTTCTGGTTGGAAGTAATCTAGGTTCAACAGTATTAATTCCATATGTATTTTTAAGAATTTTAAGTTTGGTAGCTCCATTTTCAAAAGCCAAATCAACTTCTGATTTTAATTCACCACTTAGTCCATCAAAAACAATAACTTTAGGTGGAATTGGACCATAACCTCTACCAGCTGATGTAACTCCAATATTATCAAAAATAGCAAGATTATCAATCTTAATTATTTCAGGTAGTTTAGCAGTTGGTCTTAAAGTCTTATCATAAGGATAATCAAAACCAATATCTTTTAATTTCGTCTTTTTAATAACTCCAATACTCTTACTTTCAATATTAAGAACAGCATTTGAACCAATTCCAACTACTGTATCATTTTCCGTGGTTTTCTTTCCAATTCGATCAATTTTGGGCAATTTGTAGTAATTGGATCCACTATTATAGATTCTTAAATCAACAATTGATCCAATTCCTGAAGAAGAATTGGTTGAATATTTAATACTTGAATTGCTTTGAGTATATGATAGATTCTCAGGAACTTCAGGAATATAGTAAGTAAATGTATTTGTCGCGCCAATAGAAATAATATACTCTCCACTATACATACTCTCAACTATTTCTATTTCATTATTTGCATGTACTTCACTATCAATACTAATATCAAGTTTCTCATTTGGAAGTTGATCAGTTTGAATTGGGACTAGATTGTAATAAAGTTTACTTGGAATTGTAGAATCAACAAATAAAGTAACTTGACCATCAACTCCAATTGTTCCGGACTTAATTACATCAAAAGTAGATGAATCTCTTACTTTATGGAACACTCTTTCTTGATCAGCATCCATAAAGAATTCAAATGTAAATGCAGGATATTGAATAGCATTCTTTGTATAAACAAGTGAAGAATCTGAAAGATCAAAAATAACCGGAGCATCTTTATAAAGATTGATCGGTGGATTTACTGGAGATAAGAAAGAATTTGTTGCGCTTGTAATATCAACAATAGTAGGAACAGGGCTTACTGAATCATAATGTGATTCTGATAATTTAATAGTATCCTTATTAACAATTACTACATAATAACACTTCTCATTTGTAAGTCCTCCTGCAGGAGTAGACGCATTATAAATTAACTTCTGACCTAACTCAAACTTATGATCTGAAACTGTAATCTCATTAGTAGTAACATTTATTGCGCTTGCATCAATTGTCTTTTTATCAATTACAAGTTTCCTATTATAATCATTATAAGAAACATTAATATAAGTTGAAACTGATGGTTTTACATCAACAAAAACAGTATCTGAGATATCAAGTCCATGTGTTGTTGCAGTAGCAACGGTTATTGTATTCTTATAGGATGATACAGTAACCACATTTGGATAATTTGTCTTAAAGCTATGATAATTTCCTGTTCCTAATCCAGTATAATAGAGTAATCCTAAAGATTCGGTTGTTGCTCCAATTCCAGCAAATGTACCTGTAGATGCTAACCCAACTCTTACTGTTGAAAGTCCGATTAAATCATTACTTACTTTAGCAACATAGAGTTTTTGTTGATCGCTTAAGGTTAAAGCAGCAGATCCATTAGTAGAAACACCAATAACAGATCCATTATTTACATTATAAACTAATTCATCATTACTCTCTAATTCATGTTTTGGTAAGTAGAGTGTTTGTGTTGGAATATATTTCTGCGTAATTCCTACACCAGGATTGGAAAATGATAGTGTAGATCCAATACCAACACCTATTCCAAGAGTTTCTGCTGGATTAAAATACAATTCTCTATTAAGTCTAAAATCGAAAGCTGTTTTAAGACCAACTTTAGAGGTAAATCTTCTTGGAACCTCATAAAGGATTGTTGTTGCCGTATGTGCAACACCAGTAGTCCCTTCCGCTTCTCTTAGAACTCTAAGTCTCTTAGATACGTTATCAATACTCAGAACTTTAACTTTTTCAGAATTAGATCCTATACCAACCGTTAAAATATTATTTTCTTTAATAATATTTGAATCTAAATTACCATAAACAGAGAAGTATGTAACTATTCCTGTTGCAGCGGGTGTTCCCACATCAGCAGTTAAAACATGTGTTGATGTATTAATTCCAATATTATAAGTACCTGAGAGTTTTGTGGCTGTTGTACTTAATCCAGAAATTGTAATTAATTCAATATTTAAAAGATCATGTGGCGATGATGCATAAAAAGCATACGTACCAGGAGTTTCAGTAGATACTACTTCAATACCATTTATTGCTGTAGTTGCGCAACTGATGGATGTAACATCTTTACCACCAACTTTAGATACTTTTACATCCGCACCATAACCACTTGTACCATTATTATTAAAGACAATATTATCATTTACTCTATAATTGGTTCCGCCAGTAACAATTCCAATAGAATCTATTACTCCTGGAGCAGCAAAAGAAATATCAGATATTTGAGTATTTTTTAACTTATAAGGAAGAGTCAAATACTTATAAGAATTTGTTTTACTTAAGAAATTATATACATTAGTATTTCTAAGCCAATCACTTTCTTGAATATCATATTCATCTTGATTTGATCCCTTTACAAAATTGAAGGAATTTGGTTTTGAATGATACTTATCTCCAATTAAATATGGAAATACTGGTCTCTTATAATTTACAAATACACCACTTGAGTCAGCAAGCTGATCATTAATAGTAGCAAAATAAGCATATGTTCCATTTGGAAATTCTGGAGTTACACAGAATCTTCCATTATTTTCATCAAGAACAGAATCACTTGAAGAAAAAACATGTACATAATCCTCTACAAAAAATCCTTCTTTGTAGATGCTAATAGGAGGTCTATTTTCTCGAATGCTTAACTTATATCCGGAAAGCATTTGTGTAACAACACCGCCAGAAATCTTAGAGTATCCATAAGGACCATAAATTGGATTTCCATCATATGCCCATCCAATAATAGGGGAATGTTGTTTTGATTCAGTCTCAGACCCATTTTTAATAATTAAATCAGTACTATTATACAATCTATTACCAGATTGATCTGATGCGTATAAAATCTCTCTAAGTTTTCTTGGTGCATAAAGATGAACGTATTGTAATCCATAATTATTGTTCAATCCATCATCGATAAATCCATCATCATCGGTAATGAATCCATAATTCTTCTCAAACTGATTAACTGTCCATTTTTGTAAAGTTGGTCTAAAAACAACATCTTTACCAGCATATGAAATTAAAACTGTGGTGCGTCCTTGAACATATCCAGTACCACCTTCAATAACATTTACTGCGGTAAGTTCTCCATTTTCAATAACTGGAGTTATTATTGCACCATATCCACCTTCAATACTAATTTTTGGTGCCGCAGTAATATTTGATCCTGATTTATTGACCAAAACCTGATTTATCTTACCATTAGCAATTACAGGAGTAACTTGAATACCAAAACCAACTTCTGCAAGAATTTCTGGTTCTTTATGAAGATTTAGAATATTATTGGATCCATATCCAGAACCTTTACTGGATAAATCTACAGATACAATTTCACCTCTAATAATTGGTTGTAAAATAGCCTTAAAAGTCTCCGATCCTACTGAAGAAATACCAACTCTACCGATAAGTTCAACTGAAATACTTGGATAATTAAAATAATGAGTAATATCTGCAGAACCAGAACTTGTTAGGTTAATATATTGTCTTGTATCATAATAAAATGTTTCTTTACCAACTGCTCCAACTTCAGACAATTTAAACGTATTATTATCAATTTTTGTTAGATAATAATCACTTCCCGAAGTTAATCCGCCAATTACTGTTCCATCTGTTGTATAACTTATCCGTTCACCAGAATTATATCCATGATTTGTTACAGTAATTTCATTAATTGCGGTACTTAATCCAATAACAGAAGTTTTCTTATTCTCATAACCAGAACCAGTATGAATAACATTAACAGATGCTACAACTGATTTTTTTGTTTCCGAAACAATCGTATGTCTACCAATACCATAACCCGTAAATAATACAGTATTAATTCCAATTACAGCATCATTATAATTATTATGAAGTTTTATCCTCGTCGCATCTTGAACATCAATATAATATGAAGAACCAGTTGAAAGTCCTACAACAGC